ATGGCTAACGTTTTGGTGTTATCTGGTTATGATCCGGCGGAGTCGTTGGCGGCTGTTGGTCTTGACCCTATCAAGCACACTGGTTTGGCTTCGAGTCAGTTGCAACCGGTCAGTCAGATTGACCCTACAGACCCGAACGCGGTCTACGCGGATGAGGTGAAGTGATGCAGTCACCGGGACGTTTGAACATGGAATGCTACCAGGGCGCGTCTTTTGATTACACGTTGACGTGGCAGACCGGCGGGACACCCGTGAACCTGTCGGGGTATTCGGCGCGTATGCAGGTGCGTGATGGTTTTGATGGCGGTTCGGCCATTGTAAATCTGACTTCTGGCACTGGTATCACGTTGGGTGGGACGGCTGGGACGATTGTTGTGGCGTTGACGGCTACACAAACCGCGGCGATTGACGCGACTCCGAGCGGTCAGTACGTTTACGATCTTGAGCTTGTGAGCGGTTCGACTGTGACGCGCTTGGTTGAGGGTAACTTTCTAGTGTCGCCCGAGGTTACACGTTGACGACTGTTACTGTGACGACTTCAACAGCGGTTGTTGAGGTTATCCCTCCATCTTCTGCCACGGTTACAACTTCGGGCGCGGCAACGGCGACGGTTAGTGTTGCACCTGATTTTGTGTGGCCGGCTGAGGCGCGTTACACGTCGGACTTTACGGCGACGGGGTTGGCCTTTACGGGCACTGGCACGACTGCCCCCGGCTATAACTCTTACTATGTGAAACACGGTTCGTTGGTGACGTTTTACATTGAGGTTCTTTGCACCACGGTCACGAACTTTGGAACAGGTCAGTATGCTTTGAGTTTGCCGTTTCTGCCAGCTCATGGCGGTAACCATTTTCAGGGTTGGGTTTGGCGTGATCCGTCTATTCCGGCGGATGACGAGAACCACATTATTTTGAACGCGGACACTGTGGGTTTGACGAAAACACTTGACCTTCATTTTTTGGTGGCGGCCACGCCGAACCCGAAGGCCATTGTTGAAAAGCAGTTGAAGCAGGGCGCGCCGGGTTACAACCTGACCACAGTGTCACGACTTTACGTCAATGGCACTTACATTACGAGCGAATAATGCCTTATTACATTACTGAAGAGAACGCTGACTGTTCGGGTTGGGCTGTCATGGCTGTTGACTCCGATGAGGTGTTTGGTTGCCACACGACGAAGCAGTCTGCGATTGACCAGGCGGTGGCAATTTCGTTGGCGGAAGAGGTGGAGTTTTTGGGCGAGCGTAATGAGTCGGGGCCGCAAGTTGTGGTGACTGATATTGACGGCACGTTGTTTATTGACGGTGAGACGAACGAGAACCTGTTGGCCTACCTTGACAGTTTCCCTGACACGTCTATTTTTGTGGTGACGGGGCGACTCGAGGAGGATCGTGAGCGCACGTCTAACGAGTTGACGGATGCGGGTGTGCGTTTCAGTGATTTGATTTTGCGCCCGGATGAGTCTTTGACGAGTAACGAGTTCAAGGCTGAGACTGCCGTGACTTTGATGGAAACATATAACGTGATGGTTGCGGTGGATAACGATGAGGGCGCACGCGCGGCCTATCGTGCTGCCGGTATTACGGCGTTGCACCCTAATGAGGTTCCGGCTTCGCGTTCGGAGTCTAGGGCGGTTGATTTGACACCACCGGCTTACATGATGGACGCGGCACGAAAAGGGCTTGAGTGGTTCGCTGAAGGGCTTGCTGGGGATGGTTTGACGGGGCGAACGGTGCGCGAGGCACGCGATATGGTTGCCGGTCAGGTTTCGGCGGATAAGTGGGTGCGGATTGCCGCGTGGATTTCCCGCCACTTGGTTGATTTGGATTCGCCTGACGCTAACCCGGACTCTGACAATTACCCGAGCGCGGGTGTTGTGGCTCATGCGTTGTGGGGTTCGGATGGTGGCAAGGCTGGCGCGCGCAGGGTGCTTTCCTATGCTGAGGATATAATTGGTAGAATTAAGGCGGAGAACACTAACCGATCTAAGGGTGGCACTGTGTCGAAAATTGAGACTCGCGTTTTTCTAAACGATTTTGAGGTGCGCGAAACCGCTGACGGTATGACGCTCACCGGCTACGCTGCTCGGTTCAACGAGCCTTCTGAGCCATTGCCGTTTATTGAGCGCATTGCGCCTGGTGCGTTCAAGCGTTCACTTCGCGCTAAGAACGACATCAAATTGTTGTGGAACCATGACTCAAGTTCGGTTCTCGGTTCGACTCGTTCGGGCACGTTGCGCCTTTACGAAGATGAGATGGGTTTGCGTGTTGAGGCCGACCTGCCGGACACTCAGGCGGGACGCGACGCAAAGGTGCTCATTCAGCGCGGCGACGTGACCGGGTTCTCTTTTGGGTTTACTGTTCCCGCTAATGGCGATTCCTGGAACTCTGAGGGCACTGAGCGCACGCTAAAGTCTGTGCGCCTTTTGGAAGTATCAACTGGGGTTGCTTTCCCGGCTTACCCCTCGACGAACGGAACTGCTCAAGTGCGCTCATTAGAAGATGTTGTTTCGGCTGTCGGCGTTGATTATGACGCGCTCAGCATGGTGCTCGGCAAGGTTGCTGCGGGTGAGCCAATCACTTACGCTGAGAAGGAAGTTATGGAGTTGGTTTTGGACGCTTTGGTACCTGAAGAAGAAGCACCGGTTGAGGATGCGCCTATGGATGAGGCGATGACTGAGCAGAACGGCCTTGATCAGTTGGCGTTGCACCGTAAGAAAATCGCGCTCATGGAGTTGCTCGACAGCCTGTAATCCTCACTCTACTGAGTAGAGACTTTGGTATTCTTAAGGTATGCGTTTGACCGTTAGCGGCGATGCTAGGTTTTCCGTCAGCGGTTGCCGTTCATAATCCTTTCTACCTTTGGAGTATTCACAATGAGTGATTTCATTAAGGGCCAGACTGAGGAACGCGCTAACCTGATTTTTCAGGTTCGTGACATCCTTGATCGGGCTGAATCTGAGGCCCGTGGCCTCACCGTTGACGACCTGGGACACGTTGAGCGTCTCGAGTCGCGCATTGCCGACATCGACAATGGCATTGCTGTAGCTCGCCGTTCCGAGGAGCGTCAGGCCGAAGTGGCCTTGGCCGCTGGCTCCTTCGTTCCTGCTGTTGAGGCTCGTGACGATTCTGCGATTCTTCGTAGCATTGCTATGGGCGAAATGCGTGGGCACGAGTTCCGCGCTGCTCTTACCCCCACAAGCGGTTCGGGTGTCGTTCCTTACGACTTTTACGCACAGGTGTTTGAGTTCCTGCAGAACAGCAACCCGCTGTTCAGCACGTCCACTATCATCACGACCACTGGTGGCAACACGCTGCAGATTCCTAAGGTTACGGCCGCCGGAACTTACGCTCAGTTTGCTGCTGGTTCCGCTATCTCTGAGCAGAACCCCACGCTCAGCCAGCTGAACCTTGGTGCTTACAAGTTCGGTGCACTGGTTAGCCTGTCGAACGAGATCATCGCCGACAGTGGCGTGAACCTTCTCGACCTGGTTGCTCGTATCTCTTCGCGTGAAATCGCGTTTGATGCTGGCGCGAAACTGACCACGGGTACGGGAACGGTTGAGCCTACGGGTATCGTTACCGCTGCTGGTTCGGGTGTAACGGGAACCGCTACAAGCGGTGCGCCGACATACGAGAACCTCGTTGACCTGACCTACTCGGTAGCCGGTGACAACCGCGCATCGTATGGCTTCATGGTTTCCACCTCTGCACTTGCTGCAATCCGTAAGATCAAGGACACCGCAGGTAACTTCATCTTCGCACCGTCAATTTCGGTTGATGGCCGCGATTACCTGATGGGCAACGTGATTCACGAGAACGCTTCCATGCCGGCTGTTGCTGCAACTGCTGCATCGAAGAGCATTGTTTACGGAAAGCTTGATGACTTCATTGTTCGTCAGGCTGGCGGTATTCAGGTTGCAACTTCGACTGACTACGCGTTCAACCAGGATGTTACGACGTTCCGTGTGACGTGGCGCGGTGACTCCGGTCTTGCCGCTGATTCGGTTAACTACTTCCGTGGTGGCACCGCCTAGCCATCGGTTGTAAACGGAAATCCCCCGGCGTTGTAGGTTCGCCGGGGGATTTCTTTGTCTTGATTTTAGTTCGCAAATGTAAGGTTTATGTGTCCATTTTTCACAAAACGTAGATTACGGTTTGAGTCTGCGACCCAGTAGCGACGAGAAAAGAATACTTCGCCTTCTCCGAGAACCTTAAATACAGTGTATGTCTCGCCCTCGATGAGTTCGTTGGTGTTTTGTGTGGCGCGTACTTTGTCGCCCTTGTTGAATATTGCGCCTGAGATAAATTCCATTATGCGCTCACCACCAAGTAAAGCGATCCGACGAACTTGACCGTGACCTCGTTGGTGTTGGTGAAGTTGCGAGCGATGTAGTTGAGTGCGCCGCGCTCGGTGTTGTAGGCCTTGTAGACGGTTCCGGTTTTAAAAAACATTTTGGTTTCCTTTTCTTTGTGGGGCTGCCTGCCCTATATATATAATTGTAGCAATTTGAGGGCGCGTGTCAACTTATTTCGCAAACTTTTTTTGACATTTTTATGACTAAACTTTTGCCATGACCTACGAACAAATAGATGGCCTTATTTCTTTCGTGTCCAATTCGCCCGGACAGCCGACAGGTTACGGGCAACAGGGCGCAATGTTGGTGGAGCGAATGGTGCGCCACGGTATTAACGTGGCTGCACTGAGTAATTACGGACTTGAGGGTGTTGCTGGTGAGCTTGAGTTTGCCGGTAAGAAGATTCCTCATTATCCGCGCGGGTTCAAGCAGTACAGCGACGACGTTATCCAGCCGTGGCATGAGGACTTTGTGGGGCAAAATCCGGGCGTGCCTGATGCAGTGTTTACTCTTTACGATGTGTGGGTGTACAACGATGTTCCGCCGCGCAACGATTTCCCGACCAAGTTTATTTCTTGGGTTCCACTGGATCACCAAAGTTTGCCACCGGCGGTGGCGAAATGGTTGCTTCGCCCGAATGTGACACCAATAACAATGTCGCCTCATGGGCAACGGCAACTCGAGGCGGCGGGTATCGCTTCGACGTATATTCCGCACGCGATTGACACGAAAGTGTTTAAGCCGCGCGAGACGATGAGCGACGGGGTGAACGCGCGCGAGTATCTTGGTGTAAAGCCTGACGAGTTTCTGGTGGGCGTGGTATCAGCTAACAAAGCAAATGGCCTTATTCATCGCAAAGCGTATTCTGAGCTCGTGCTGGCGTGGTCTATCTTTCTGAAGTCTTACCCGAAATCGAAACTGTACATTCACACTGAGCCGTCGGGGATTATGGGCGGGTTTGATTTGCCGGTTTTGTTGCAAGCGTGCGGAGTCCCACATGAGAGCGTAATTTTCCCGGAGCGTGACCGTTTGCGCAAAGGCTACTCACAGGAGGACATGGCTGCCCTATACAGCGCGTTTGACGTGTTGGCTAACCCTTCGTATGGTGAAGGCTTCGGCGTTCCCGCTGTCGAGGCTCAGGCGTGTGGCACGAGGGTTATTTGTTCGGGATGGGCGGCGAGTGCCGATTTGGTGGCTGAGGATGGTTTGTTGTTGCAGGGTGTCCCGTTTTGGGACGAACCTCAAAAGGCGTGGTGGTCTATACCGCTCGTAGATTCGATTTTCAACGCCTTGGTGGAGGCGTATAAGGCTGAGCGTGGGCCGTCTAAGGTTGCCCGCGAGTTCGCGTCTCAGTTCGACGCTGAGCGCGTCTGGAAGTGGGGCTGGTTGCCTTTCCTGCGCGAGTTTTTCAAATGATTCCCGTAATGATCCTGCCGACACTAACCCGGCATGATTTGGCGGTGAAAATGTTGGCAAGCATTGACTATCCGGTTGGCTTGCTCATCATTGTGAACAATCATCCGAACGCAAACTTTGAGGGCACTGACGCTATCCCGGATTGTGTAGCGGATTATCGGGTGTTAAATATGCCCGCCAATTTAGGGTGTGCCGGATCGTGGAATCTTGGTGTGAAGCTCAGCCCGTTTGCCCCGTGGTGGATGATTGTGAGCGATGATGTGGTGTTTCAACCTGGCACGCTTGAAGGGTTCGCTGGGGAGTGTTCGCCGGACGAGTTGACAATTAGCGATGAGTGGCCGCACTACCAGTTTTTTGGTGTTGGTGAGAACGTCGTCGAAAAGGTCGGTTTGTTCGATGAGAACCTTTACCCCGCCAATTTTGAGGATGATGACTACCAGCGACGGTGTGAGGTTACCGGTGTGACGGTCAGGCGGGTTACTGCGCCTCACACTCATGTCAAACAGGGGACGGTTCACGCTACGGAGTGGGTTGCACAGAACGCGCGAACTTATAACGCTAATGAGGTTTATTTTGTGAGAAAGGTTGACCGTGACGATGTGACCGCTGGTGAGTGGTCGCTACGAATTCGGCGCGCTAACGATTGGGGCAAGTAATGGCACATCCTGAGCAACGAGTGTTTTTTGAGAAGATGCGGGAGAGTTTCCCGGATGCGTTCACGGGGGTGAGCGTGCTTGAGGTTGGTTCGCTGAATATCAACGGGACGGTGCGCGATTTCTTCGACGCGAAAGAATATATCGGCGTTGACCTGATGGAGGGTCCGGGCGTGGATCGCGTGTGTGCGGGGCAGTCGCTCGATTATGTTGACAACTGGTTTGACGTTGTGGTGTCAGCGGAGTGTTTTGAGCACAACAGCGAATGGGTTGCCACGTTTGCGAACATGGCGCGAATGTCTGGCAAGTATGTGTTTTTCACTTGCGCTTCGACGGGGCGCGCTGAGCATGGAACACACGCGGCACATCCTGGTGATTCACCTGCCACGCATGATTACTACATGAATTTGACTGAGCAGGATTTTCGGGGCGTGTTTGATTTGCCTACTGTGTTTGCCGATTTTGGTTTTGAATACAACGCCCAGTCATGCGACCTCTATTTTTATGGTGTGACGCGGTAAACTAGAAGCATGATTACAAATGGTTACTGTTCGCTTGCCGATTTGAAGGCGGCGTTGCGCGTTCAGGATTCCATTGACGACTCACTGCTCGAGTTGGCCATTGAGAGTGCAAGCC